GTTCTTGATGATAACGCAATGAGCCGTGAAGACTTAGTAGTTTATATGAGCTATGCAAACTTCCGTCTATATGTACAAGCATTAACAAGAGCTAACTTCTTCGCTAACTACATTGGTGGTACTAGTGTAACTGCAGATATGGAAGCTATCCATCCTAACACAAACGTTAAGGTGGTTCCAACAATCGGTTTAGCAAGTTCTAATCAAGTTGTAATTGGACCACGTGAGTATATGGTAGTAGGTTTCGACTTATTATCTGATCACGAGAAAATGGATGTATGGTATTCTAAAGACTTCAATGAAGTTAGATTCCGTGCAAACTACAACTACGGTGCTCAAATCGCATTGTTCGGTTCAACAAAGTATTTCGCTACAAACAACTTAGCTTAATCTAATTAAAAACCAGAGAGGGTGAAAGGCTCTCTTTTAAAAAAATAAACAAAAAATTAAATATAAAATATAATGAGTTGCTATATATCTTCAGGAATTACTCTAGGGTGTTCAGATGGAATTGGTGGTATTAAGAAAATTTATATTGTAGGTGGCGCAACTGGTGATGTTACAGGATTTACCTATAACGCATCTGGCGCAATTACTGGAGCCACATCAGCTTCAGGTACAACAATCTACGGTTTTGAATTAAAAAGAAATACCTCTAGTTTATCACAAAATACTACTAAAAGTTTCGAGAATGGTACTATCTATTGGGAACAAGTTTTAACAGCTGTGTTCTTCAAGTATGATCAAGATAAGCGTAATCAATTAAAGATCTTAGGTCAAAATGACAAGATTGAAATTATCGCTGTCGATCAAAATGATGTTCAGTACTTCTTAGGTCAAACTAATGGTATGTACTTAAGTGGTGGTTCTGCTGCTACTGGTACTGCTTACGGTGATAGAAACGGTTTCGAAATGATCTTCACAGGTCAGGAACCAGAACCAGCACGTGTTATCACAGGCGCATTGGCAACAGTGTTCGCAGGTGCAACAATCGTTGGTTAATAAATTTGACAACTTTTCGTTGTAAATCTATATATCTGTATGGAATTGGGTGCTAATTTAGCACCCTTTTCTATTTAAAATGAAAATTTTTATATTTATTAATAGATAGGATAATTATGCTAATTATACAAAAAGGACAATTTAACGAACTGGTGATGAATATCAATAATAACTCACGTGAAGTTTTCACTGGTTATACAATGGAATTCACTCACATTATGTCACAAGAGGTTAAAACTTATACAGTCAATATGGCTAATCCAACAGAATATTTTGAAAATATCAGATATTGTGAATTAGCCTTACCATTGAATACCGATGATCTAAATTACGAAGGACAATATCAATTAAAAATTTATGGTGTTGGTGGTGATGTTATTGTGCCACAATTAGTTTTTATTGGTATGGCAATGCTTGAAGGAACAGAAGAAGAGCCATTATTTACAACATACGTCTCTCCTGATGAAAATAATGAAAACTACATATACATACAATAATTTATGGACGAAGAAATAAAGAAAATATTACATAAGGTTGAATTTTATAAAGCTTCAGTGCCAATCTTCTCTGAGGTATTTCAACGCGTTCCTTGGGTTTATTACGGTGAAGCCAATGGTATGCCACAATATCTAATTGAGTTATATAACAACTGTGCAATGCATAAAGCTATTGTTACATCAAAAGTAGCCCAGATTATGGGTGATGGTATTGTTAGTTTAAATAACCCAATGGCTACAATTAATTTAATTAATCCAAAAGAGAATGTATCTGAAGTAATGAAGAAATGTGCTTTGGATTTGGTTTTATTTGGTGGTTATGCAATTAATGTGGTATGGTCAAGAGATAGAAAAACTATCGCTGAGATTTATCACATTGACTTTAGTAGAGTTAGAAGCGGTAAGATTGAAGATGATGATGAGATTAAAAAATATTATTATTCAGCAAACTGGGGAAATATCAAAAAATTCCCTGTAACAGAATATCCTGCTTTCAATGCAAATGAGGGTGATGCATCACAAATTTTATATTATAAATGCTATCAACCATCTAACTCATATTATCCAAATCCAGATTATTCTGGTGGATTGGCATCAATTGAAATTGATATTGAGATCAAGAACTTCCATAAGAATAACTTAAGAAAGGGAATGCAGCCATCACTTTGGATCAATTACCATAATGGTGTGCCAGGTGAAGAGGAGATGAGAATCTTGGTTCGCGGGTTAGAGGAGCAGTACTCAGGCACCGACAATGCTGGTCAAGCAATTATATCATTCAATGAATCAAAAGACACAGCTCCAGAGATTACACAGATTGCAACTAATGGTTCAGATGCTTATTATCAACAAATATATGAAGACATTCTTCGTTCAATTCTATCTTCTCATAGGGTTTCATCTGGTGAGTTATTCGGTATTGCGACAGCAGGAAAACTTGGTGCTGCAAATGAAATTACCGAGCATTCAGAATACTTCCGCAAATTTATAATTATGCCTTACCAAAATGAATTGCTTCCTACTTTTGATAAGTTGGTTTCAATGAAAACTGGTAAGCCTACTACATTTGAAATTAAACCATTATCAATATTCTTGGTTGGTGACATTACTGATAACCCACAAGTTATCGATAAGCCAGTTACCTCAGTTGAAGCTGACGCACAAGGCCCAGCAATCAATGAGAACATCAAAGGTTTAAAAGGACGTGAGTGGCAGAATATGATGCGTATTGTTCGCGAATATAACAAAGAAAAAATAACAAGAGATCAAGCAATGCAAATGTTAATGAATGGTTATGGATTAACCGAAGAGCAATGTATCGCTTGGTTGGGAGATAACGAAGACCAAACTAATTAATTATGGGCGTACTTTTAGTATCAGAAACAAAATTAAAAGCATTTACCAATATCAATAAGAATGTTGATATGGATGTATTAAAGGCTGAATTGCAAATAGCTCAGGACATCAACGTCCAAACTATATTGGGAACAAAGTTCTATGTACATTTATTAGATCAAATTACCGCAACAGGAAATACATTAAATGCTAATGAAAAAACTTTGGTAGATGATTACATATCTCCTTGGTTAATTCAACAAGCATATGCTGATGCAATGCCACATTTATGGGCAAGAACTATGAACCGTGGAATTGTTGAAGGACAAATGGAAAATGCTAACTCAATAGATGTTGGTACTATGCAATACTTGCGTACCATTCAGAAGCAGCGTGCTGACTTCTATTTAACGCGTTTACAGGACTATCTATTGATCGGTAAGGGTAATGGTCAATTCCCACAATATCTATCCGCAAACACAAACGAAGGTATGTTACCTGACAAAACTCAGAAGTACAACAACGGTATCTTCTTAAATAAAGTAACTAGAACTGGTTATAATATGAAGCAGATTGCTAAGGTTATGCCAGTGTATAGTGAGATTGAACACGAAAACCCGCCTTGCAGCGATTGTTATTAATATGAAAGAAATACTATTACAATTACTATTGGCAGCTGGAACAAGCGCAATTGGTTTTATTCTAGGTTTTAGAAAGAGCCAAGCGGAACTTGAGTCATCAAAACTGGATAACTTGGAGAAATCAATTCACGTATATAACGTAATTATTGAGGACTTATCAAAAAAGGTTGAAGAGTTAACAGCACACGTAGCCAAATTGGAGAAGCAAATAGCTGATTTAATGGCAGAAAACAGAAAATTAAAAAAACAAAATACAATATAGAATATGGATTTATTACCAAAACCAACAAGTTATGAGTTATCAAAATGGCATAAAGCAGATTATATTAAAAGGATATTTACAGATCACAGACATAAGTCTTCATTACCTGGACTCGAATTTGGTAATTGGACTATTGCTAATTACAACTCAATCTTGCTAAACAATAAGGAATTAACTTATAATCAATATTTAAAAACTAAATAAAACTATATGGAAATCAATCAGTTCATTTCAACGCTACATCAATCAAAGCAACAAGCGATTGTGTGGCATCACCAAACAACTAGCTTCTCGGAGCATAAGGCATTAAATTTCTACTATGAAGAAATCGTTGAACTTATTGATGGGTTGGTTGAATCAATTCAAGGAATCTATCCACGTATTGGTGCTTACACTTTATCTAATCCTGTTGATTGGAAGGAAGGCGGTTCTACCATCTATTTTAAAGGATTGTATGACTTTGTTCAAAAGAATCGTTCAACTATTCCACAACAAGAAACGTGGGTGCAAAATCAAATTGATGAGGTTGCGCAAACAATAGCAGATACATTATATCAATTATCTTTAAAATAAAACTATATGAAAATAGAACAAATCGCAAAAATCAGATTAGATTTATCTGGTTCTAAAACAAAAAATCAATTTGAATCTAAGAAAGTTAACTTAGTAGATTATCCTTGGGATGAATGTATGGCAGATCAAATTGCTAGATATGGTGATGAAGAAACCGCTAGCAAAGTTTGTGGTGCTATTAAAGCTGGTATGCAAAAATCATTTGCAGAAGGTGATAGTCTTGAAGGCGCTTGTTGGCCTGGTTATCAAGCTATTGGGTTAAAAGAACTTGATGGACGTATGGTTCCAAACTGTGTTAAAGTTGAAGAACAATCAAAGCAAGCATTTGTTATTCCATCACCAAACGCTGGAGAACAAGAGAACGATTATATTCCTCGCTGTATGGATGCCATTGGAGCTGAA